TTATTCATAAAAGTCTATTTTAGGGATTACTAATTTATCTTCTACATAGTCAATGTGGATTTGATCGATGAGTGAATCGATTGTATTTTTCTTTTCGTTAGTTTTGAGGTTTTGCCAATTTCGTCGGATATCTTTTAATGCATTAATAATTTCTTGCTTATCATAATTTATATCATCAAGTTGTGTAACCCTGAATGTGGATAAAAGGTCCTTTAATCTTTCTTCCTCAGCTTTAGCTTCCTTCATTCTTTCCTTGAAATCTTCATAACTCATGGCATCGTCATCATCAGCCCATGCATACTGCCATTTCTTTTTCCTTCGCTCAATCTTCTCTAATTCCTTTTCCAAATAAGCTTTCTCTAATCCGTTCGGTGAATTATTTTCATTGAGGGTATTTTCAGCAGCTGAGGCACTTTCTTCGATGAAATTACTGAAGTCTTCATTGCTTATATAGTCCATAAATGCTTCTTCAAGTTTTCTTTCAGACACATTTCTAAACCCTTTGCATTCACCTGTTTTCTTTTTTAAACATCGGTACTGTCGATATTTGCGTATTTCTCCAGAAGATAACTTGCTGGTCGTATAAAATCCAACCAATGAATTTCCACAGGAGTTACATTTTAATTTCCCAGAAAAAATATACTCACTCGAAACTCTTCTTGGATCAGCAGTTCTTCTAGAAACGATAATATTTTGCACATGGTCAAAGATTTCAGGTTCAATAATTGCATCATGCTTACTTGGGATTATAGTGTCATTCCAGCGAATATAACCTTTGTATAGAGGGTTTTTCAATATCTGTATTAAAGGTTTATCGTTCCAATTGTTCCCAGCCTTTGTTTTAATGCCATTGGCGTTCAAATATTTACAAATTCTATTTGCTCCATATCCCTTTAGATACAAATCAAATATTAATTTAATTATATGGGATTCGCTTGTATTTATTGTTAACTTTCCAGTTTCTAAATCAAGATCATAACCAATTGGCCTAAAATTTAAAGCATACTTACCTTGTCTTACTTTTTCAGCAAAACCAAAGGCAATGCGTTCACCCATGTTTTCCCGTTCCCATTGAGCAAGAGCTGCTACAATTGTAATAAACATTCTTCCTAATGCCGATGTAGTGTCGTATACCTCTGTGGAGGACCTGAATTTACAATTATTTTTCTCGAATAGTTCAAGTAATTTATATAAGTCAAAAACAGATCTTGTGAGACGGTCAAGGCGATAAACCAGGACACAGTCAATTTTCTTGTTTTCTATGTCATCTAACATTCTTTTTAGTTCAGGTCTATTGATGTCTTTAGCTGATACACCTTCATCAGCATATAGTCCAGCCACTTCCCAATCCTGTGAAATACAAAACGACTTTAGTTTTTGTTTTTGAGCTGAAATGGAATATCCTTCTTTTGCTTGTTCTTCTGTTGATACCCTTATGTATAATCCAACTTTCAAAAAAACTCACTCCTATGTATTAAAGATCAACAGTAAATCTCATTGCTTTACCAATGATTCTTGCTGGATATGATTTAGACACAACAATTGGTTCATAATTAGGGTTATCTGGCATTAGGATAACTACACCATTTTGTTTTTTAACTCTCTTTAGTGTTGCTTCTGTATCACCGTTTACTAAGACTGCAGCAATCTCACCATTCTCAACTTCACTTTGCTCCCTGATTAAAACTAATGATCCATTAGGGATTGTTGGCTCCATTGAATTCCCTTTAGCTTCTAAATAATAAGTTTTACCAGATGGAAGCATATCTGCAGATTCGTATCTATATCCCACAAAATTTTCTGCAACATAAATAGGCTCTCCACAAGCGATGTTTCCTAAGATAGGAACTTTAACTAATTCCGAAGTTGCTGGGTAAATATTATCAGGCTTGTCCTCGGTTAGATCAGAACGATATTGTAGACCGAAATAATCAGCCATCATTTGAATTTTATCAACTCTAGGATATGTCTTAGCATTAACCCAATTGGATACAGTCATTTCAGGTAAATTTAAATCTTTAGCTAAATCTGTTTGTGTTTTTCCCATTTTCTTTAAATTTTTCTTGATATTTTTTGACATTATATTTTTTAATTCTTGTGAATTACTCATTTTTCCCCACGTCCTTTCCTATTTAATATACCGTTTTTCGGTAGATATGTAAAGAATAAAAATACCTTTTTTCCGTATTTTTTTGTACCTATTTCATTGACAATACCGTTTAAAGGTATTATATTTGGAATACAACAACAAAGAAGGGAGTGATTTACATGTTCCAAATTTCTTTAGCGGCTGCCAGAGTCAACGCAAAACTAAAGCAAGCAGAAGCTGCTAAAATGCTTGGTGTTACTGAGAAAACTCTAGGTGGGTATGAAAGGGGGCAGACCGCAATACCTGGTCATCTTTTGCAAAAAGCAGCCAAACTATACAACATTCCAGCAGACTATATACGTCTTCCGGTAGTAAATGATGGTAAGCATGATGAGGATGATTTTTTTTACAAAGTAGTACCTTTTAAAGGTAGGAGGTAGTTAGTGAATGACACCAATGCCCGATCACATAAAGAGAAAGTTGCTTAAGATTTTTGCTCAAACTAGCGTTCCTCGGATTATAAAAGAGGAACGCAATAAGCAAAAGGGAGATAGTGGGAAAACAGCATAAGCTCCTGGAAGAGCTGCATCAAGAAATCATCGAAAGTGATTGGACCAAATATTTTGAGGTAGTAGAGGAAGTGAAAAATGATAACTAGATACGATTTTATTATGGATGTTGCAACATTCTTTAGAGAAGTTAAACCTTTTTTAGATAGCAACAAAATGAAATATGGTTACCGTCAATCATCTGATTACTCTGTTCTAATCAAAATATTTTGAGGTGGTGAAAAGGATGAACTGGAAACAACAAAGGTTAGAAGAACTCCAGAAAGAATTGGATGATTCCGAAGAATGGATCCTTAACAATTGGATGGAGTTGCCTAAGTCTGTTAGATCAATAATTGCTTACGGTTTAAATAGTACCAAGGAAACAATTAAAGAATTAAAAAAATAGGCTGAGTAGCAGCCTTCTCTTTTTACCAACATGGCGAAAATTGACTTACGAAAGTCAGCATAAAAACTTTTAAACCGAATAGGAGGCTATCAAATGAGCTCAAGTATCACTTCAAAGAATGTCACATTGTTAGGAGAGGACTTTTGTCTTCAAATCGAACACGGAACCGACTCCAATATGGTAACAGTTACTCTGAATGATTTCGTAATAAATAAAGAGAAATCTACTCCTGAACATGAATATTTTGAGGCAAACGATAAGGTTGAGGTTTATCTTACTCCAGAAGAAGTTGAAGAGGTAATTCTTGCATTTCAGCAGGTCCTTGTAAAGGAGGACAAACAATGAATCAATTAAACGTTATTAATCAAGATGGGCAGCTGTTAGTTGATAGCAGAGAAGTTGCTGAAATGGTCGGCAGAGAACACTCTAATTTGATGAGAGATATCAGAGGTTATATTGCCATACTTGAAAATTCAAATTTGAATTCTCAGGATTTCTTTATTCCAAGTACTTATAAAACTGAGGGAAATAATAAAACATACGATTGCTTTCTCCTCACAAGAAAAGGCTGTGATATGGTTGCAAACAAAATGACTGGAGAAAAAGGTGTACTTTTTACAGCAGCTTATGTAACTCGTTTTGAAGAAATGGCAAATCAACTCAAACCAAAAACTCAGTTAGAAATTTTACAAGCTTCAATTAATCAATTAGTGGACCAAGAACGCAGGCTGTCCGTTATAGAAACAAGATTAATAGAAACAGAGAAAAAGCAAGACAATCTCTCAGAAATTATCAGCCTAAACAATATCGAATGGCGGAAGAAAGTAAATGGTATTCTCCAACGAATTGCCAAGGCTATGGGTGGGTTTGAGGCTTACCGTGATATTCGTAATGAGAGTTATAAGGTTCTCGAACAAAGAGCTGCTTGCAAACTTTCAGTGAGATTAACAAATAAAAAACAAAAAATGGCTTTAGAAGGTGTCGCAAAATCAAAGATAGACAAGGCGACAAAGATGGATGTCATTGCCGATGATGCAAGGCTTACAGAAATTTATTTAGCCATCGTAAAGGAAATGGCCATTAAATACAAAGTCGATCTTCAGGAGGTCAATTAATGGGTATCGCATTCTTCGGAATCGTCTTTATCTCAATGATGTTCATGGGTATGGCAATTGGATGGGTTATGGGGATGGTGGAATAACTGAAGGGAGTTGAATGACATGATCAAATACACAGGTATAAATCGTCTTCTAAACTATCTGCCACCAAGAAAACTTCAATGCAGGCATTGTAGCAGAAAGTTTCAAATGAAGTTTGGACAGATTAGGTATTCAAAGAAGGCATACGGTGGCCCTTACTGTCCGAAATGCGGAAACAAGGTTGGGAAGTAACTTAAGGGAGGTGAAAAAAGTGAGTAAAAAAGCAAAGATTGATGAATTAATTAAGACTCTTCAAGCAAAAGGAATCAAAATTGATTGGTGCAGCAGATTTCCTAAAAAGACTGTTCATTAAAAGGAGGGATTACATTGGAAATAAAATTTAAAACACTTACTCTACAAAACTTTAAGTCTCACCGCGATCTGACTGTTAACTTTGGCGAGCTGACACAGATCACGGGAGACAATGCGAAAGGTAAGAGCTCCATACCGGAAGCAATTACATTTCTATTGTATGGGACAGACACACTTGGAAGCAAGACCGATCCGACACCTATCACATACGATTCTGAAGAAACAATGGTTTCACTATTATTCAAAGTTGATGAAAAACAAGTTCTTCTTGGAAGGTCGCTTAAGAAAGGGAAAGCACAGTACTACATAAACGAGGTGCCTTCCAAAGCCAAGGAATTCAATGAAATTGTTGAGCAGTTATTTGATAAAGAATTGTTTTTCTCTCTTTTCAACCCTAATTATTTCTTTACTCTCCACTGGGAGAAACAAAGGGCAATGCTTTTGCAATATGTAACCTCACCAGCGAATAAAGAGGTCCTCAAGCATTTGCCAGAAATGCAAGGTAATAGATTGGGAGATTTATTGAAAAAACATTCTCTTGGAGATATTGAACAAATTAATAAAGATATTAAGAAGAAAAAAGATAAAGCATACATTGCTGCACAAAGCCGCACTAAGACACTTCAGGAGCAATTGGACCAGTTGACGGATCCTAAAGAGGATATCGATTCGTTAAAGGCTGAGTTAGCTGCCATTGATATTGAGGTCAGGGAACTTGAAAACAAGATGGACCAGGCTTTTGAAAAGAATCGTGAATATGACAGTGTTCGTTCTAAGATTCTTAATTTACAAGATCAGATTGAAATGTCAAAAGAAAGATGGCCTTTGCTTAAAAATGAAGCCATAGAAGATACATGCAGGACATGTAAACAGCCATTAACTGAGGAAGCTGTGGATGCGGTGAAGGCTGATAAAGATAAACGTATTACTGAATACAAAGCAAACCATAACATGCTATTAAAACAGCGTGAAGAGCTTAAAAAACAGCTTGCAGACCTTGAATTTATAGACATATCGGAATTAAGAGAGCAGATTGCAGCTATTGACGGGCCGAAAGGTCAGCCATTAAGAGAAGCAATCCGCATCCACTCAGAATATGAGGGCTTAAAAACACTGGTTAGAAACGCTGAAGCAGATGAAAGCAGCACCTTGCAGGCACTTAATGATTCAATCTTTGTTCTGGACAGCATAAAGGCTTTCAGAGCCAAAGAAGCAGATCTGCAGGGTGAAAAGGTACAAGCCCTTTTTGAATCACTATCTATCAAACTATTTGAAGAACTCAAGAATGGCGAAATAAAGAACACCTTTGAGATTGAGATGGATGGCAAGGGTTATCGCAAACTCTCCCTTTCAGAGGGCATCAGGGCCGGACTTGAGCTTCGTGAAGTGCTCTCTAAACAGAGTGAACTGATTGCTCCAGTTTTTATAGATAATGCGGAATCCATTACAAGCTTTAAGCAGCCGACTGGCCAGCTGATCATTTCCCGGGTAGTTGCAGGGCAAGAACTGAAGATTGAAGGAGGAGAAGCAGAATGATGAGAGCACTTGGAATTGTAAGAAGGATAGACGATCTTGGCCGTATTGTTATCCCAAAAGAAGTCAGAACTTTGAATGGTTGGGAAGCTGGTACGCCGGTTGAAATGTTTTCAACGGAAAACGGGTTAATGGTGCGCGAATATGGTCGAGAAAAAGAAGCTCTGGAACTCCTTAAAAAGTTAGATGCAGCAGGTGAATCGATAACTGATGAGTCAATCAAGCTAGCAATCCAAGAAGCTCGTGAATTTATTGCGAAAGGGTGATTAGATGAAAAATCCAAAGCGCCCAACCAGAAATCAAAAGAAAGCTCTTTTATCCGTTGGCTTAAATCCTGCAAACTGGCTTATTTACAAAAAGATAAATGGTGAGCTTCACCTGGTTCACCGTGAAACTGGCACGACAAGGATTATTCCAGAAATTTGAGGAGGTTTTCCCATGCCTGATATTGAGCATCCGGATGTTACTCAAGCACAAAGAACTGGCTATCCAAAAGTGCAAATGGCTGCACAGTCAAAACATTGCGGCACAGATATTTATGGCAGTGAAATTTTGGCTGGTGATGCAATTATCCTTTTGCCAAACGGTGAAATTTTACTGGAAGAAAATTTAGAAGATTACTTGATTGAATACATTGGGGCTGTTTTTAAAACAGCGAAATAGGAGGAAAAAACAATGGCAAAAAACAATGAACTTGCTACACAAAGTGCAGAACTTAATGAGCTCCATCAAATTGGTGGCTTTGGTGTAAATGAGCTAATGACCATGAAGGAGACTGTCGGCAAAGATTTATCAATCCCTCAATTCAATCTCTTCATGTACCAGTGTAATCGCATGGGGCTGGATCCATCTTTAAGGCATGCCTTCCCGATTGTCTATGGTGGCAAAATGGATATTCGTGTTTCATATGAGGGATTAAAGTCACTTGCTCAAAAGTCTGATGGATATCAGGGAGTATTCACTCAGGTGGTTTGTGAAAACGAAATTGATGACTTCGATGTTCTGTTAAATGATGAAGGTGAAATGGTGGGTGTTAAACACAAGCCGAGATTCCCAAGAGGAAAAGTATTAGGAGCATATGCTGTGGCCAAGAGAGAAGGCAGGAGCAATTACGTTGTCTTTATGGATGTATCGGAAGTTCAAAAATGGATGAAAATTAACGGCAAGTTCTGGAAGCAAGATAACGGAGATGTTGATCCGGATATGTTTAAAAAGCATGTTGGCACCAGGGCAATCAAGGGGCAATTTGATATTGCGGATGTAGTGGTTGATGGGATGGAAGCAGTTGCTGATTCTAATCCAATTCCTGAGTATAAGCCAGGTGAAAGAAAAGATATTACTCCTGATAATAATGTGATTGAGCCACCAAAAGAAAGTGAAGAGGAAAAGCATAAAAAAGCTTTGCGCTCATCTATAAACCAAGCGTTCAAAAAATTAGGTATTACCGGCAAGAAGGAAACAGCTGAATACATTGAAAAGCATGCCCCGAGTTTTACTAATGAAAATCCTTCATTGGCAGATCTAAATGGATTATTAAAACTTTTGGAAATGAACCTCGAAATGATTGAAATGCAATCAGGCGGAGACGAGCTTGAATGAAAATAGATATCTTAGCATCTGGATCAGGGGGCAATTGCATTGCCCTCCGTTCCGGAGAAACTACCATTCTAGTGGATGCCGGTGTTGCTAAGACCAAAATAGAAAAGAGACTGCTGGAAGTCGGGATCCGGCCGGACAGCATAAGGGCCATCTTTATAACTCATGCTCACTCTGATCATGTAAAGGGCCTGCCCCTGGCTAATAAGTACAAAATCCCCGTTTATGCAGCTGAGGGAGAATGGAAAGACATTCAAGGCGTAGATGATGACCTGCAGAGAGCATTTAAGGCAGGCGAAGACATTAACCTGGATGACTATTTCATTGAATCATTCAAGACTCATCATGATGCTATGGATCCAGTTGGTTATGTAGTACATGGTCACGATGGCGAAAAGTGCTCTATCTGCCTGGATACAGGTCACGTAGACCAGGAGATGCTCACAGCAATGGAATTCTCCAACATTTACATTATTGAAGCCAATCACGAGCCTGCCATGCTGGAGTATAGTGATTACCCAAATAGCGTGAAAGCTAGGATACTCTCCAATGTTGGGCATCTCAGCAATGAGCAAACAGCAGAAGCCCTCTCTAAGCTTTTACAGGGTGTAGGAGAGCAAATATACCTGACGCACTTATCAAGCAAAAATAACCTGCCTGAGTTAGCCAAAATGACTGTTCAAAGAGCGCTGGCTAAGAATGGCTTAAAGTCTAATTCAAACTACTATATCGAGGTGATTTAAAGATGGAAGTTAAAACACTTAAAAATCTAAATCAAACCACTTGCGGACAAATAAAAAAAGGTGAGGTCTTCAAAGTTAGAAAATTAGGAGTTCCAAGCCTCATAAACCCAAACGCTTGGGTTTACCAGATTGTCGAAGGAAAGCACTCAGGATCAAGACTAGCCCCAGAGTTCTGCTTGGAAATTGGAAACATTAAAACATTTACAGAACAAGAGTGGAACGAAATGGAGAACCACTATATGGATGCACTTGATAAAGAGAGGCAGGAAAAAGAGCGTGCGCAAGAGATGGTCCATAAGTTAACGGAACAAATCAACAATAAGAACAAAGATATTGAAAAGCTAACCTTTTTTGTAGAGTGTTCCAACCTTGCTCTTCGCGCCTCATGCCAGGCAATAGAAACACTGAAAGGAAATCGCTAACCAGAAGGATGATTCGTTATGGCAAGTCCACAAACAAAAAACGGATATACACGGATTGCCAACGAGATTTTATTAAAGATTGCAAAGACCGATCTCAACGGCGCACAATTCCGCATCGTCATGGCCTTATGGCGCTATACATACGGTTTCAGTCGAAAAGAGTATGAAATGTCTCTTTCCTTTTTAGCTGAAGCAATTGACAGCCAGAAAGCCCATGTAAGCCGTGAACTTTCAACTTTGATTGATCGAGGGATTATTAAGTCTAATGGGATCGGTAAAAGGAGGGGACGGATCTTGAGCTTCAACAAGAATTATGAAGAGTGGAGTGATAGGCCAGCAAATCAGACAGAAGAGCCTTCACCTCTGCCTGAAAAATCAACTAAACCTAAGAAAGAAACAAAGGCAAAATATCCTGAAGACAGCAGTTATTATCGCATGGCCCTTTATTTTCATAAGCTAGTGTCCGAAGTTGCCAAAGATGCTGGAGTGGAGCATCTAATTGCGAAAGCTAATCTCCAAAGCTGGGCAGATGACTTTAGGAAGCTTGTGGAGTTGGACAAAGTGGACAAGCAGCTGGCCAAGGACGTTATGGACTGGGTTACACAGGATCCCTTCTGGAGAACCAATGTTTTATCAGCCAAAAAGCTAAGAGAGAAGTTTACTGATCTGGCCATAAAGATGAAGTCACAAAACACCCCTAAGAAAGCGCCTGTCCAGCCACAAAGAGATATTCGGGACAAGGAAATAGAGTTCCAGCGTTGGATGCAAGAAGGGAACGATCCGGATGCTTTTGATTGGCGAAACTGATTTAGCAGCTGGACAGTCTGTCTTAGGAGCCGTCTTTTTAGATGCCAATGTTTTAGATGAAATCACTTTCCTTGAATATAGAGATTTTTCCATACCACGGCATCAATCAATTTATAAGGTTATGCGGTATCTGGAGAAAAAGGGCCAGCCGGTAGACATTGTCACCGTTACAGAGGCGGCGGTTAAGTTTGGAGGCATTGAGAAGATCGGGGGAGTTTCCTACTTAACACAATTAGCAAATTCCTGCCCTTCCTCTTCTAACATTGAATACTATGCACGAATTGTAAGATCAAAAGCAATGGAACGTAGAACCAGGAACATGGGCGAGATCATAGCTGGAATGTCCAGGGATGATTTTGAAACGGATGAAGAGTTTTTTTCAAATATAGAGGCTCTTGTTCAGGAAATGAGGCCACAGGATAGCGCAAAAATGCTGAGTTTCACAGAAACAAAAGAAGACTACATGACATACCTGGAAACCCCAACAGATTACATTAAAACTGGCTTTGCAAAGTTTGATAATTGGGCGAAAGGATTAGGGCGCGGCTGGTTATATGTATCAGCTGGCCGGCCATCAGTAGGGAAAACAGCCAAAATGCTTCAGAGACTGTATGGAGTAGCCAAGCAGCATAAGGGCGTCGTCCTGATTTTCTCTCAGGAAATGGGAAAAAACGAACTTAAAGACAGAATGATGTCTGCTATAACGGGCATTCCATACGCCAGGATATTGAGTAAAACACTTAATGAAAAAGAGAAGGATCAAATAACCCTTGCCTATGAAGGCTTTGAGTATTTGCCAATCTATATCCAAGATACTGCAAAAGTTTCTATAGATGAAGTGAGAGCCACTGCCAAGCAGTTTAAACGGAAGTACGGAAAAATTGCCGTGATTGCTGTGGACTACTTACAAATCATGAACATTCCAAAGCAAAAGGGTGAATCCAGGGCAGAGGCAATTGGAAACGTTACAGGCGAAGCCAAACGGATAGCACGTGAAATGGATTGCTGCTTCATGATGCTTTCCCAAATGTCCAGAGAATCAGAGAAGAGAGGCGCCAGCACAAAGCCTATGCTATCAGATTTAAAGGAATCAGGTTCCATTGAACAAGATGCTGACGTTGTGGAATTCCTTTGGCATGATCCAAATGATATCGACAACAGAGGAAAGGTTATTCAGCAGACCATAGCAAAAGGCCGGAGTATTGGACTGAATGAATTCAGGCTACTCTTCCATGGATGGAAACAGTATTTTGAAGAATTGGGACCAAAGTGAGGGATGAAAATGGATCTAGTAGAAGAACGGTTGGCGGAAGGTGAATGGGTTCGAATAGTGAACTGCCGCCTTTCCGGACATTCAGGTTATATATTGAAATACGATCCTGAAGATCATACTTATAAATTAATGCTTACCAAGGATCCAAATGGAAGAACTTTAGTAAAAAGTAAATGGATAAATGCTGATTATGTTATGAAAGACAGGCACCGTGACGAGGATGAACTACTTGCTCTTATTGATTACGCATTAGATATGAACGATAAAGAATGGTTTCTGGAGCTTACTGCCCAGTTGCCAGAAGAGCTGCCGTTTTAGATGGTGACGCAATGAAACAATTAGATTTATTCTCCTTCGCCCTGGAAGATCAAATCATTGATCTAAAACAGGGCGAGGAACTGGAGTTTTTCAGAGGGAAGGAACGGCTGCTGATTCAGAAGCATAACAAGTACAAGGGTGTTTGCAAGTATCAGGGTCCGGACTTTTCCGGTGTTGCCTTTCATCTGAACGAAAGAGGCCAGTTCGGCGGATTAGATATCTTTGTAGCAAGTATTGAACGGTGGCTGGATGGACGGAACTGGAGGGAAACAAAAGAGTAAAAAAGTTAATTAGGAGTGGTTAACATGGAGCAGTGTATTTACTGTGAAGGGTTATATGAATTTGTTAAATCTGATTCAAGTACCCCATCAGCTCTTTGTTCGAAAATTTGTGAGAGAGGTTTTGAAGAACACCAAAGGGAGTTAGAAAGGGTATTTGAAGAAACAAAATAAGCATTGTGTTGCGAGCAAGGTCCGGAATCTTAAGTGGGTTGGATGTGGTTTAGGATAGGCCTTGCTCTGTATGGATAGATTTCCCCTTAACATAAGGAAATATACATTTGACATAAAAAGTGTAACAAATAAAAAAAATGAAAGGTTGATAAAAATGAGCGAAGGAAAATGGTGTTATAGCTTTAACGAAGAAAATTACGAAGGTGATTTTGATACAAAAGAACAAGCAATTGCAGAAGCGATTTATTACTACAAGGACAACGAGGAAGACCAAGATTTCATTTGGGTTGGTCAAACAAAAAATATTTCTATTGGTGTAAATGTTGACCGTATCATTGAAGATTTGGGCGAAGAAGCGTATGACGAAGCAGGAGAATACGCAGAAGATTATCTCACCAACGTTACATTAAGTCATCAAAAGTTATTGGAGGAAAGACTAAACGAAGTCCTCTTTGCTTGGATGAAAGAATTTAAGTACGAACCTAATTTTTGTACTGTAACAAACGTGCAAAAAATAGATGTTAGCGAATATCTTTAATGCACATTTCGATAAAACTGTGCACAAAAAAAGAGAGTTGCGCAATGGTTGGGGTGCTCCCATTTGATCCATGTTTTTGCAACTCTCCAGTGACCATTATAAATTAACAAGTCTTGGAAAACAATAGAAAGCTAAATTGAACAAAGGGTGTGCTGATATGGATTTATCAAAAGCTAATAATCAGCAACTATATGAGATCGCAAAAGATGAGAATGCCAGAATGAAAGATCGTTATGCTGCGGCCAAGGAGCTCCAGTTAAGAAATACCAATAAAGCTGTAGATTCTTTCAGAAAAATTGATGTTCAGAATGATGAAAATAGGTGGTACTGATGGCAAAGAAACCTAATCCCGTAATCCAGAAGGCCAAGGAAGAAGCCTATAACAAAGGATTTACTAATGGGTTCCAAATGGCCCAGGATAACGCGGTTATTGCTTTTTCTTCAAAGTTTGAAGGTTTGGAAAAGGTGCCTGGTATTGGTCCTAAGATCATGGAGAAAATCGTGAATCATTTCGGTAGGGATTATTTTACGGAAGTTGGTGCCGAAGATGGCAAACAAAAATAAACAGAAACGGCGACTTAAGAAATCCCTTGCTCGCCGTAAAAAGGAAAGAATGGCCAGGGCATGGCGCAATATTTTTGTAGATGCCAGGATCCTGAAGGAGGAAAAAGCAAGATGAGATTTGTAGGGATTGACCCAAGTTCTAAAACTGGTTTTGTTGCTCTGGATGAGCATGGAGAGGTTTTAAGGGCAAAGGAACTTACAGGAGTAAGTGACGAGGATCCGCGCCGAATGGTTACGCTCATTAATGAAGTGGTTGCTCATATCAAGCCAGGTGATTTCATTTGCATAGAAGGATTTCCGTTTGATACGCAGAAGGCCATGTTCGCCGGCGGCCTGCACCATGGAATCAGGAATGAACTTTTTAAAAGAAAGCTAGATTATTACGAGGTTGCCCCTAATGCTGTTAAAAAATTTGTTAATGTAACAGGCTGGGTTGGTGAAAAGGGCAGTAAAAAAAGATTAACTGGACCACAGAAGAAGAAGGTTGTAATGGCAGCAGTGCAGGAGCACTTTGGCTTTACTCATAAAAGTGACAACGTTGTGGACGCATATGTGTTGGCAAAAATAGCAACTAATTTATTTTTTGTTCAAGAAACAGCTTCATTTTCAGGTATGAATTATCAATCAGAAGTAATTGAAGCAATTCTTAACCCTAAAACCAAGGCCAAAAAGAAAAAGGTGAGATCAAAATGAGTGATATCAAAGACTCGGGAAATCGAAGAGAATTCGATACCGGTGCAGTAAGAGATATGCAAGAGGGGAAAGGGAGATGTGACCTACTTCCACCAGCTGCTATCCTAAGGCTCTCTCAACATTTTGAAGAGGGGGCAAAAAAATACGGAGAGTACAATTGGCAAAAAGGCATTCCTATTCATAGCTATATTGATTCTGCAATCCGTCACCTTTTTAAGTACTTGGATGGCCAAGTTGATGAAGATCATTTATGTGCAGCTGCATGGAATTGTATTTGTGCCATGTGGAAAGAGGAAAAGTTTCCTGAAATGCAAGATATTCCTACAAGGATGAAAGGTAAGCAATCCTAATGTCTGGATGGAAAACTCAACGTCCTCGCCAATTAAAAAAGGTTGCTTATGCATTAACAGAGTCTGCATTAATGAACTTGGTTCAATCACATGAAGAGCGCGGTTGGGTACAAGCCAGTGAAGTTAAAGAACACGGATATGGTTTTGGAATACTATTGACATTTGGAGAAAAGGGAGAGATAAATCATGCAAGTAACAGTAAAAGCGCATTTCAATAAGCAAACGAAGGACAGCAAAAAGGAGCTCGTGCAGTTCTATGTTAAGGGCGATGATGAAAAGAAACCGGAATTAAATCAATTGACCCGGGAAGTTGTCGAGCTGGGGATTGAAGGTGTAGAGCAAAAGCTAACGTGTGAATTTAAAAAATCCGCAAAGGATAGCAAAAAAACAGTCCTAGAATTTATTGTAAAAGGGGACACTTCTGCAGAACATTCATATAACTTTTACAGAAAAGCAGGATCCGATATCACTTTGCATATCATTGAATCTCAAATGGATATTGACGATTTCAGAGAAGAACAGCATGAGGGTGTTGAATACCAGGTAGATAAAGATGGCACTGCTTCTGTTTCTCCAGATCAATTAACACTGGATGATGTGACTGAAGAGGAAGATGAGCCTGTAGCTGAGACTGAAGAAGATCCATTCGGGGACGATGCTACAGATGACGATCCTTCAGATGATGATTTATTAGATTAATAGACAAGCCCTGGGCTCTGCCTGGGGCCATAAAAAAAGGCCAGGACTTCTCCCGGCAATGGTGTGTATTTGGTTAATACAATTATACCACAGGGGGAGAATGGATGAGCGCTCAACTATCTTTCTTTCCAGACATTGATGAAAAAGAAGTAAGGTCAATTGTAGTGAAGGAATTAAAGAAATATAAAGCCTTAAAAATCCAGCAGCAGAATAAATTGGAATTGAATGAAAAGGGTATTCAAGGTAACATATTTCCTAAGATACGGCAAAATGATTTAGAAAATGAACTGAAGGTTATCCAAATGGAGAGAGCCTTAAATAATAGCCTTGATCAGCAGGAACGTCAAATCATTGAAATGAAATACTTAAGTACTGAACGGCAAAACGATCTAAATATATATCTAGAGCTTGGATTGCAGAAGACAGCTTATTATGAGAAAAAGAAAACGGCCATATTCATGATTGCATCTTCTCTCGGTATTATATAAAAAGCGAACAAAAAACGGACAAAAACTGAACAATTTTAGGAGAAAAAGGCGGACAAAGTTGCTGCCTTTTTTTTCTGTGTCTTTTTATAACATTAATCTCAGGAAGTGATTCCTGGGAGACGCATCTTTCCCTTATCAAGGTGTGCTCGATAATAAGTTATAGGTGTTGAAGGATGTAACCTTAGGGAGGAGCATCCGGAGCCTGAACGCGTCAATCGCGGTACCGTATCGGGGAATCATGAAGTACTGTATTGTTGTAGTTTTGTCAGCAATCATACTTTGCTTGGTTTTTCCTCCCGAAGTTAAAGTAAAGATTGCAATTTCTTAATAGCTTTTAGCATAATGGGGTGAGAAAAGAAGGGATATTCGACTTAAATCGTGAATATATAACAAGCTTATTTTATTTCGGAATTATATTAATAAAAATTAAGGGAGTAAAATTATGACTTGGATTAGTTGGGTAACATTGCTTTTACCTGCTGTTACTACTGCGATATTAGGGATATATTTTAATACTAAGCTAGAAAATCACAGGCATATCCTTCAAAAAAAAGTACAGGATTTTAGTTTGTATAATGAGAAGAAGCATGTTTGTTACGTGGAATTATTCAAATTAATTAGGTTTGCAGAAGGGGCTGTTTTTGGTCTGCGAGGTTTAGTAACGAGACCAAGCTTTATTGATTACAGCAAAGAAGATGTAGAAAAATATTTAAGTAGTTTTAATTCACCTAAGAAAATTGTATCTGATGTAATTAATCTATGGGATGTAAACAAGGATAAAGCCATTGAAATAATTAGAGAATACGAAAAGTACAGGGATTTAAACAACGCTGAAAATAAATTTTTAGAAGCTCGAAATTATTGGTTTTCTAATGAGTTGTATTTTTCAGAAGAAATAAATCCGAAGATAGATGAATATTTTCAGACGTTATATAGACTATATTTAAACTATGAGATTCCAGATGAAGTGCCTAGAGGAGAAAATGCTGATTTAAAGAAAAAAATCAATGAGTTGTTTGATGATCTCAAAGGTAGCATGAAGAAGGAATTATCTTCATTTGAGAAATAAAAAAATTTTATTAACTAATAAAAAAAACGTATATTTAGATGCATCCTAAGGGGTGCTTTTTCATGTGCATTTCTATCGTATACCAATCAGTATACCTCATTATCGTATACCAGGCAGTCAACTATATCGTATACCAGTTAGTCAACCATATCGTATACCAGTTAGTATACGATAGAAATTTTTCCTTCATTATATGCATAAGTGCTAAAGAAAAGTTTAAAGAAAATATTAAAGAAATATACTTGCAAATGAATTAGCAAGGAAAGATTTTAAATTAAAAAGGTAAATGAAGACTTATGTAGAATTAATCCTCGATAAAGATTTTTGGAGGATGAATGTATTGCCTGAGATTCAAATAATTAATTTCAATGAGATTTGGGAAGTTGCAGGGCCTTTTATTATCACAATAGGTGTAATACTTATTATGCTGACAATCGCCTTTATAATTTTAGGAAGTATGAGTAAAGGGGTAACAAAAGAACTAACTAGAGTATCTCTTATTGTTAGCATCATTTTAGTAACTATTATTAGTTTTCAAGTTACATCATTTATATGGGGACATTAAAGCATCCAATCTTGGGTGCTTTTTTTATTGGGGAAAGAGGGTGGTCAATATGAAGTTCGCTGATCATTTATCTAAAGCTCAGATTCAACAGTTTAATCAGGTTAGAAGATATGCACAGAACCAGAGAGAGAGGCCAAAGCCAGTACAGCAGCAGGAGAATCTTTCTAGAAGAGATTTAGAAGATCTAATGGGCACCAGGCGTGATACTTATAAACGTGTTGGTGGTGCAGTGAGGAGAAGATAGTAAGATGAAAAAATTCCTATTAGAAACCATCTTAACTTTAATCATTACATTTTTGTTGGTTCTGGCCATTACATTCTTTATGGTTGTCTTTGAAAGAAGTTATGAAGAGGCAGCTATTAACTTTGTTTTAGTCTTAATTGCATTAAAATACTCAGAAAAAATCTCAGAAAAAATTTTTGGGTCCTTCTGACCCGGGTGGCCCAATGCGGGGCTTTCGACGCCCGTGGCGGCGCTATTTTTTATAAAAAAATTTTACTCCGGAATTCCGGAATTGAGGTGATACATTGGAGGGGTTCAAAGAGCATGATGGCAAGGTTCTTGTTTCAACTGGCCAGATATGTAAATTGCTTAGTATAAATGACAAAACACTCACTAACTGGAAGCGGCAGGGGCTAGTTCAGCATAGTCGTGGCTGGTGGGATCTCCAGTATGTTTTGAAATGGAGAGGAATGATTTATAGTGCTGATACTGAAGAAAGCAAAGCCTTAAGCCTGCAGCAGAAAAAGCTAGAAGTAGAGGTTGCCTTTAAGGAAGCGCAAGGGGAACTGATTAGACTGAAGACTGATCTTGCTAACGGAAAATATCTTGAAAAAGAATTAGTTGAAACAGAGCTATCTCGATTTTTTCTGATCTTTAAAAAGTCAGCCATGTCTCTGGCCAGAAAGTTAGCTGGAGAAATAAGCCCTTATGTAGAACCGATTGAAGCCAGGAAAATTGAAAAGGGGCTTAACGACACTATCAGTGATGCCTTGCAGCAGATGAGTGTGGATGGTGTGTATTATGCCAAGAAAAATAAAAAATAAAGTTCCAGAATTTATCCTAAAGCCATTAAAGTTTTTAAGTCCTCCAGAAAATTTAACCGTAAGTGAATGGGCTGCTAAACACAGATTGCTTGATAGTAAAACCTCTGCAATGCCAGGTAAATGGAACAATGAAATAACTCCCTATCTGGTTGAGATAATGAACGAGTTCAACAACGTTGAGACTGAAGAAATTATATTCATAAAACCCACGCAGGTAGGTGGTTCAGAGGCTCTAAATAATATGGTTGGCTATGTTGTTATGCAAGATCCGAGTCCGGTTATGATTGTCTATCCAAAAGAGGATTTAGCAGAGTTTGTTTCAGAGAATCGTATTCAGCCTATGATGACTTTATCAAAAGGGTTGAAAGAGAAGTTTAGAAAAAAAGAATCAAGCAGAACAGAATTACAATGTGATGGGATGTTCATTAGCTTGAACGGGGCTAATTCTCCATCTGATTTAGCAAGTAAAGCTATTCGATATTTATTTCTAGATGAAGTTGATAAATATCCAGGAGCAAGTAAAAAGGAAGCTGATCCAATTAAGCTTGCTAAGGAGCGTACAAAAACATTTAATACAAATCGAAAGATCTTCCTCACTTCCACTCCTACATTAAAAACAGGACATATTTGGAAGGCCAAGGAAAATGCTGATGTTGTTAAAAAATTCTTTGTTCCCTGCCCCCATTGTGGAGAATATATTGAACTATTATTTAAGCGAATAATATGGCCAGAAGATAAAACTATGGGGTACGCTGACAGAGCCGAGTTTGCCAATTACCATTGCCAGGAATGTGGGGATATTATTACTGATCAGCATAAGGTTTCAATGCTCAAGTATGGAAAGTGGGAAGTGGTCGAACAAAAGACGCAATTCCCAAGGAAAGTCGCTTACTGGATGAATACTTTATATTCTCCATTCGTTAGATTCAGTGAAATTGCTAAAGAATTTCTAACATCAAAAGATGATCCGGAGGCCTTTCAAAACTTTGTTAACTCCTGGTTGGCAGAGCCTTGGGAAGATACAAAGTTAAAAACCAATGCCGATCTTGTTCTGGAAAGACAAACAGAGTATGTAGAATTTGAAGTTCCGGATTGGGCAGTTATGCTCACTGGAGGCGTAGACGTACAAGAAACTAGTCTTTACTGGACCATAAGAGCATGGGGACCTTTCCTAACAAGTCAAAATATAGCCCATGGACAAGCAATGAGCTTTCGTGAAATTGAGAAAGTGATGAACGCAGAATATAGCAAACGTAATGGTGAAACTTTCATGGTTAATTTATGCGGTGTTGATTCGGGTGACCAGACAGATGATGTATATGATTTCTGTGCATCAAACAGTGAATGGGCTATACCTGTTAAAGGGGTAGGAACAAGTTATTCGCATTTTAAAATTAGTACTATAAACAAGGCTACATCCAATGCCCATGGTACTAGGCTGCTCCTTGTTGACGGTGGAAAATATAAGGACATGATTGCTTCAAGGATGGGCAAACCAAATGGTCAAGGTTCATGGATGGTCTACAAGGACTGTGACAGGGAATATGCAGAGCAGGTCACTGCGGAACATAAAGTGAACAGTAAAGGAAGTGGCGGCCGTGTAACCCAAGTATGGGTTCCCAAGACAAGCCATGCAGACAACCATTACTTAGATACTGAAGTCTATGCCCTGGCTGCTGCTGATGTTTTACATGTCCGGAATATCCATCTTATGCAGGAAGAGGAGGAAGTGGCTGAGGATGCACCCCCAGTAAATAATCAAGCCATGGACTTTAATCAATCCTGGCTTAAAAGTAAAAGCTGGCTATAGGAGGCGTGGTAATTGATTAATCCAATTGAAGAGCAATTAAAGCAAATAAATGAAGCTATAACTGCAATTGAAATTGGCGGCCAAGAATATCAAATAGGTTCTAGACGTTTAAAAAGAGCAGACTTATCCCTTCTTTATAAGAGGCAAAGAGAGCTGCAGTCTCAATTAAATTATGAAAGTGGCCAATGTGGAGGGATAGCAAATACTTTTGTAAGTGTATTCGATAGGAGGTAACCCATTGAGTTGGTTAGAAAAAACAATTGCCTTTCTCTCTCCCAGCATGGCATATAGGAGGGAAGCATGGAGAAAGGGCTATGAAGAAATAAGGAATTATGATGCCGGGACCAATGACAGATTAAATGCCGGCTGGAGAACAGTTAATGCTGATGCTGAACAAACCGATGGCTTGTATCGCGATACGGTTCGAGCCAGGGCGAGGGATCTAGAAAGGAATTCAGATATACAGGAAAGTATCGTTGGTGCATTCGAGCGAAATGTTGTGGGTACCGGATTTAAACTTCAAGCAAAAACAGATGATGAAGATTTAAATTCAGAAATAGAGAAGCTATGGAAAGAATGGTGCAAACCTAGAAATTCAGATATTACCTTTCAGCAAAGTTTTTCGGAAATGTGTCGGATGGCTGTCAGGCGTAAAAAGGTGGATGGCGGAATTATATTTATTAAACGCTACACTCCTGGTGGTGTGCTTCCATTCTCTTTACAGATTAGAGAAGTAGATGACTTAGATACAATGCAGACAAGTAAAAATGATGTTCGAATTGTCAATGGTATTGAATATAACGAGTTTAATCGTCCAATTGCATATTACTTTAAGAGCTATGACGTCCATGGTTTTTATTCGGGGAAGACTGACCGAATAAAAGCTGAAGATGTCATTTTTTTATGGCATAAGAAGCGGCCATCTCAAATTAGAGAGATGTCAGAAATGACACCAACCATAACGAGGATTAAAGATGTTAACTCATACATGGAGGCTGTAAGTATTAAAGAAAGAGTGGCGGCTTGTCTATCTGTATTTATTACTCGGCAAAGCCCAGCATCGGGTCCAGGATTCGGTAGGCAAAGCAAACAATCAGCATCCAGTTATGAGGGGAAAACATTGAGTCCTGGAATGATTATGGAATTATCACCTGGTGATGATGTTTCCGTTGTAAGTCCACCTGCACAGGGGGCAAGTGCGGCAGACTTTGTTAGATTGCAGCAGAGACTAACCGGAAGTGGGCAAGGTATTTCCTATGAGGCAACCGCCAGAGATATGTCACAGGTTAACTATAGCAGTGCTCGTCAAGGGCTTCTGGAAGATCAAAAGACATACCAAATTGAACAGCAATATCTTATTGATCATTTTCTTACTGAGGTATATGAGACTTTCATAATCTCTGCTGTACTCAGCGGGGTTATTAGCATTAAAGATTTTTGGAGCAACAAAAAAGATTATTTGAAACATGAATGGACGCCTCCTGGCCAGAAATGGATTGATCCTATAAAAGAAGCAAATGCCAACAAAGTTTCACTAGCAACCAATCAAACTACTTTGGCAGAAATTGCGGCAGCTTCCGGCCAGGATTGGAAGGAGGTTGTAGATCAAAGAGCTCGTGAGTTGGAATATATGAAGCAAAAGGGGGTGATGCAAATTGAACAGTAACCGTAGTGTTAACTTTCGAAACGCCAATACTTCTACACCGGTAGAATATAGCCGTGATACCAGTATCAATTTAAGGGCCATCAATGAAGAAAAGAGGCAGGTAGAACTTAGCTTCTCGAGTGAAGAACCTTATGAAAGATGGTTCGGCATGGAAATATTAAGCCACAATGATGGCGCGATGGACTTAGCAAGGCTTAACGAAATTGGGTGTCTTTTATTTAACCATGACAGAAATAAAGTCATAGGGAAAATTGATAATGCCTGGTTAAGGGATGGAAGAGGTCATGCTCTGGTAACTTTTGATGACGATGAGGAAAGTGATGTCATTTTCAAGAAAGTCAAAAGCGGCACTCTTAAGGGTGTTAGCGTAGGCTACAGGGTGGATAGCTGGGAAGAGGTAGCAGCAGGTAAAACCTCCAGTGATGGGAAACACGTTGGCCCATGTAGCATTGCATTAAAATGGCTTCCCTTTGAAATTTCTATTGTTTCTATTCCGGCAGATGCAACTGTTGGGGTAGGACGGGAAATGAATATGGATCCAATGCAGAAACAAAAACTGCCTCATGAAGTAAAGTCAGCACCAAAGTCGCTTTATTACAAACAAATGCAATTAAACAACAATTATTTAGGGGGAAAATCGTTATGACACTTGAACAAATGTTAGCAAGACAGCAAGCCCTTTTAGATTCTGCAAAGGCTGGTCAAAGAGATCTGTCTGAAGAGGAGCAACGTGAGTTTGATCAATTGCAATCTCAAATTGAAGCTATGAGGAATGCCTCTCCTCCAGCAGAACCAAATAAACCTACAACTCAAGACTTGATTAGACAAGCCATGGAACAAGAAAGACAACGAACAATGGATATTACAAATCTTTGCAGAAACTTCAACTATGATCCTCAAGACTATATTGCTGGCGGCAAGTCATTAGATGAAGTGAGAGCCTTAATTTTAGAAAAGCAATTAGCAGAAAATAAACCATCATCGGTTGGAATTATTCATGATGAAGGGGACAAGTTCCGGGATGCAGCTAAGGACGGTCTGGCCTTACGTGTAGGGATGAATATTGAAAAGCCAGCAGAAGGTGCCAATCAATTCCGAAATATGTCATTGAAAGAATTGGCGGTTGAGACACTACGGATGGAAGGTGTTGCTAATGCTTCTCGTATGAGTGCTGATGATTTGCTTCGTCAGTATATGACACCAACATCTTTGTTTACTGGAATCCTAGATCAGACGGCAAGAACAGTTTTTGAAAAAGCATACGCAGACGCTGAAACTACTTACCAAATATGGACTAAACGTGGAACCCTTAAAGACTTCAGACCAACTAAAACGTATCAAGTTGGTACTGCAGGTGAACTGTTACAAGTGCCTCAAAATGGTGAGTTGAAGCATGACATGGTAAATGCTGAAGAGGGCCCACAACGACAACTATTAACGTTTGGCCGGCAGTTCTCCATGTCTCGTCAAGCTTTTATAAATGATGATGTGGACTTTATCTCTACAATTCCAGCGTTATATGCCCAATCAGCAAGACTTGGAATCAACCGTCTTGTATATCAAATGCTTGCTAAGAATCCTGCGATTTGGACCGGGAAAACACTATTCCATACTGACCATAAGAACATTGCTTCAGTAGGTGCTGCACCTTCAGTTGAAACTCTATCTGATATGCGAATGAAACTGCGTAATCAAACAGCTGCTGGCGGAGAGGTAAAGTTAAATATCCCTGGGAAAATCCTTCTTGTTCCTACAGCTTTAGAAACCTCTGTTGGACAATTAGTAGGTTCGCCTGTGGATCCTGCACAGACTAACCCAAATATTAAAAATCCGTTCTTCAATAACTTTACTATTGTAAGTGATGCTGAGCTGGATGATGCCTCTTCAAATGGAGCAAAGGAATGGTATATGGCGGCTGATAAGTTGCGGAGTCCAATCCAGGTTGATTATTTAAATGGAGTGGATATGCCTACTATTTCGATGAAACAGCCACCAGCTGGCCAATTGGGATATCTATGGGATATCTATATTGATTATGGTGTGACAATTGTAGATTACAAAACCATTGTTAAGAACAATGGACAATAATAGGAAGGTGGAATCATAAATGTTAAATAACCCTCAAGCACAATATGTACAAAGAGGCGAGTCCATTGACTTTGTTAACAATGGGGCAGTTGATATTAAAGCTAACGATATAGTCTCATTGAATACAAGAATCGGTGTTGCTGGATGTGATATACCTGTTGGTGCTACTGGAAGTGTACATGTTTTTGGTGTCTTTGATGCACCTGCTTTGACTACAGAAGCATTCACAATTGGACAAGCTGTCTATTGGAAAGATACAGCCTTAACCGGGACTGCAACTGATGCTGTACCCGCAGGATGGGTTGTGGAAGCAAAAGCCACGGCAAAATCTACAGCTAGAATAAAAATAGGGTAGGGTGATTTATATGATCCTAATGAAGGCTATAAAGCCAGTGTTTTTAGAAGGCAGAATTATTGAACCTGGATCCACATTTTCTTGTAATCGTGATTTTGCTGAAAAACTCAAGGAAAGTAAATCAGCTGAACCTGTAGTAGATGATGACAGTTCTCCAGATGATTCTATGAAACCGAAAACTTCAAAACGGAAGAAAGCAAATGATTCAAATGAACTTTAAAGATCAACTGTCTAAAGACTTGAATGTATTCTTTAACCCTGAAGAATTTGCTGATGTCATTGAAGTTGACGGAAAGAGTATGACGGTCGTTATCGATGGTGAAACACTGCAAGAACATAAATTAAAGAAAGGAGAGGGGCTTAATACCGGGAAGCTCCTCTTTTCAGTTCGTAAAACCGATTTTGGTACTGTGCCAATTATAGGGAAGCGAATTAAGTTTAAAGGTGAATTACTTACGATTCTGGATTTTTCAGAAGATGACTTCACCTACTCCATTACCCTGGAGGAGAGAAGTGTATGAATGTAGTCGTTAATACGGATACAACGATGATTAATGACGTAAGAGAAAGGCTGGGTACTTTTTCGAATAAAGCACCGAATGTTATTTCAAGTGCTTTAAATCGTGCAGTTACCAATGTCTCTTCTAATGTCAGCAAAGAAGTTCGTCAAAGATATGTCGTAAAAGCAGCAGACATTAAGAATACATTAAGCAAAACCAAGGCTTCCAGATCAAATTTGAGTGCAATTGTGAAATCAAGTGGTGGATTAATGCCTTTGGATCGTTTTAAAGTATCCCCCCGGACCGTACAACCTAGAAGAAAAAAGCCTATCAAAGTGTCTGTGAAAAAAGGGGGGTTAAAAACTCTACCTGGTGCATTTGTTGTTAATTTAAATGGAATAAAAGTATTCAAAAGAACCACAAAGAGACGTTTACCTATTATGAGATTATTCGGACCATCTATCCCTCAAATGATTGGGAATGAGGAGGTTCGGGAGAAAATTAATCTTGAAGGGAACGAAACTTTTCAGCGCCGGCTTGATCATGAGATTAATAGAATTCTTTCGAGGGGAGCTGCCAGTGCGTGATACCAACAGAATTGCAGATGCGCTTAAAGAAAAGAGTTGAACGGATATTCGAAGGAAAGATGTTTAAAAATCCTAACGGAAATGAAGTTCCCTTGCAGGTATTTGAGCAACATCTACCAGAAAAAACAGCTAATGACGAAAACTTTTACCCCTATGTAATTGTTCAGTTAAATTACGGAGAGCAAAAATCCTACAATGAGCAGCATAAGGCACCGGTTTTATTTGTTGTCGGTGTCTATTTCGAAGGTAATGATAACCAAGGTCATAAGGAAGTCATGGGAATTATCAACAAGCTCTTCGAAGATTTTAGCCGGTTTCCCATTGAAGATATGCGATATGAAATTGATTTCCCTTTGAGATGGGGTTTACATGAAGAAGATATGGCTCCGTATTACTTTGGGGCTGTGGAAACTACATGGACATTACCAACATTTCAAAGAGAAGATTTGGAGGACCATTCATGAGTACAAGAAAAAAAGAAATCAAAGAACTTGAAAATGTAGGGGTTGCAGCTGAAGAACCAAAACAAACAAAAACGCAAGAAACGCTCATTTATATTGGAGACAGCTTACCAGGTGGGACGCTTCAGAAATATTCCTTGTTTAAAAATGGGGTTATTCCTGATTCACTGCAGACACATATTAAGAAATGTCCTGCAATTAGGGAATTAATAATATCTGTTTCCTCGTTATCTGAATCGCGAATTCAATTATTGGTGGCTGGTAGCAGAGAAAACACCTTAAATGGGCTGATCCAAAAGTATATTAGGGGTGATAAATAATGAGCTATGAACACGGAATATCAGTTGTAGAGAATACTCCCGTACAGCAAGCAACTATTGCTACATCCGGTGTCCAAGTTGTTATTGGGACAGCGCCGGTAAATCTTTTAGCAGATCCCAAGACTGCCGTAAATCAACCTATTGTATCTTATACATTGGAAGACGTAAAAAGGAAACTCGGATACAGCAAGAATTTCAGCAAATTTACTTTATGTGAATCTGCTTATGCTTCATTTGAATTGCTAAAAGTTGCTCCAGTTGTTTTTATTAACGTTTTGGATCCAGACAAGCACACAAAAGCCGTAACCGCCAAGACGATTACCGTAACTAATAAGATGGCCACAATCGATGCGGATGGTGTACTTCTTAACACAGTAGCAGTGAAGAGTTCTGGAGGAGGAACAACAACCTATGTTAAAGGGACAGATTACACGATTTCCTTCGATGATAATGGGAAGCCAGTGATTGTTATCCTGACAGCAGGGGCTGCAGCAGCTGAGGCTACATTAACAGTTGAGTATTCAGAGCTAGACGCCAGCTTAGTTACCGATGAAGACCTTATTGGTGGATATGACAGTGCAACAGGCGTTTATTCAGGAATTGAACTTGTCCGTCAGGTACACCCAAGGTTTGGAATTGTTCCAGGTCAATTATTGGCTCCGGGTTGGTCACACAAACCTTTAATAGCCGCAGTATTATCAGCGAAGGCAGAAAAGATTAACGGTAATTTTAATGCACAAGCTATTTTGGATATCGATAGTGAGGCAGTCAGTCAATATGAAAATGTAGCAGAATGGAAAGAAAGCAATAATTACAATGCTCCTAAAAGCATTGTGTTATGGCCAAAAGTGAAGGTTGGCAAAGATATTCTTTGGTACAGTGCTGTTATTGCTGCAAGAACAGCGAAATTAGATGCTGATAATGAGGATGTTCCGTTTAAATCTCCATCTAATAAGGATTTACCTATTGACGCAGCAGTTCTTCCAGACGGAACAGAAGTTTATCTTGATCAGCCTCAAGCCAATTCATTGAATGCAGCTGGTGTAGTCACTGCGCTTAATTGGAATGGATGGAAAACATGGGGCAATAACATGGCTGTCTATCCTAATGCAGTAAATCCGCAAGATCAATTTATATCTGTTAGAAGAATGCTTGATTGGTGGGGGAACACCTTCATTCTGGCATACTTCGATAAAGTTGATGATCCTTTGGACACTCGTTTAATTGAAAGTGTAGTAGATTCTGAGAACATTAGAGCAAATGGTTATCAGGCCAGAGGTCAAATTGCAGGGGCAAAAATCGAATTCAGAAAAGATATGAATCCAGATGATCAAATCTTAAAGGGTAAAATCATTTTCAACCAAAAAATTGGAGCGTTTGGACCTGCAGAGCACATTCAAAATATGTTGGAATTCGATCCAACTATTGTATCTGCAGCAATTCTCGGGGGTGAATAAGAATGGGTAATACAATTCCACAAAAAATTGGAAATTTTAATGTCTATGATGATACAGAAAAGTTAATTGGTGTATCTGGAGAAATCACCTTGCCTAATCTTGAAGGTATGTCAGAGGCCATATCTGGAGCTGGAATGTTAGGTGAAATTGAGTTTTCAAATCCAGGGCACTTTGGATCGCTATCAATTGAGATTCCTTTCCGAGCCCTGCAGCAGACATCCTTTTCCCTTGCGAAATATACAGGAAGAAATTTATATCTAAGGGCTAACCAGCAAAGTTATGATGCCGCAACAGGCAGGCTTTTACAATCTGGAATCAAGATTACTCTTCGAACTGCGCCAAAGGGACTTAACCTGGGGAAGTTCGCTAATGGTGCAAGCACAGAGACAACGAATGCCCTTGAAATTTTATATATCAAGGTAGAAGTTTCAGGAAAAATTGTATTAGAGCTAGACAAATTAAACTTCGTCTATATTGTGGACGGCGAAGATATGCTGGCAGAAATTAAAAAATACATTTAATAAGGGGAAATGAAATATGCCTAATCAATCTATTGAAATCGCTAAAGATAATGAATTGTTATTAAAATTTAAAGATCCTTATAAATTTGAAGGACAGGAGTACACGGAAGTGGATTTGTCCCCTGTGAAAAATTTAAGCGGGAATGACATTATCGATACTGACCGGATGTTTACAGAGCAAGGCCATATGTCTATGGTTCCTGAAACTACTTTTCCTTACATGGCAATTTTAGCTGCTCGGGCTACGGGAATGCCTATTGAATTTTTCAATCAGTTACCAATCAAAGAGGCACTTCAGGTAAAAAGAACAATAATGGGTTTTTTGAACAAATAGGCATTATTGAAAGACACGATGGAAAATTCAAAAGAAAGATTACCCCGAAAGAAATCAGGAAAGCCTGTGTCCGTGTATCGATCGCAACACGGACAAGTTTAACAGGCTTTTTAAAAATGCCGTTATCTGAGTTAGGCGAGACCATTCAGGCGGTGAAAGAGGTGAATGAGGAGAAATGAGTTCAGCCCAAGTATATGAGATAGCATTTAGGTTAGGAGCTTCCGTTAATTCAAATATGCGAAGCTCCTTTAATAATGCCACGAACCATTTATCTAACCTCGAATCAAGATCAGGTCTTGCAAATAGTTCAATGAAAGCCTTAGCTGCAGGCGCAATTGCTACAACTGCTGCTATTGGTGGTTTAGCTATTGGACTTGGCGCTGCAATTAAAGCATCTAGCGAATTTCACAGCTCTATGAAGCAAGTCCAGGCTTCAACTGGGGAAAGTCTTGAATCGATGAAAACTATGAAAGACATGGCAAAAAACCTCTATAACGCAAATTTAGGGGAAGATTGGGCGGATTTAGCTCAAGCTATTTCAACAACTAAAAGCGTTACAGGTTTAACGGGGAAGGCTCTGGAAAGAGCGACAGCGAATGCTATTGTTTATCGTGATGTTTGGGGCGAGGATGTCACCCAGTCTATTAAAGCCACTGATACGATGATGAGGAATTTCGGGATCACAAGCGATCATGCCTACAACTTGATGGCTCAAGGTGCCCAGAAAGGACTCAACAAGTCGGACGAGCTTATTGATTCGGCAAATGAATACGCACCATACTTTGCGAAACTAGGTTTTAATGCAAACCAGATGTTTGACGTATTTAGTGCAGGATTAGAAAATGGTGCCTTTAACTTGGATAAAGTAGGAGACGCTGTAAAAGAGTTTGGAATCCGTTCGAAAGATGGATCCAAGGCGAGTATGGAAGCGTATCAAATGATTGGATTAAGCGGAGCAAAAATGACTGCTACCTTTGCAAAAGGCGGCCCAGCTGCTCAGAAGGCGTTTAATCAAGTTGTAGAGGCTTTAAGCAAAGTAAAAGATCCTGTAAAGCAGAATGCAGCGGCGGTTGGGCTGTTCGGAACACAGGCAGAGGATTTAGAAATTGATGTTATAACTTCATTAGGGAATGTCAGAAACCAGTTTGACATGACCAAGAATACAATGGAGCAAGTCAAAAATATTAAATATGACACCCTTGGCATGGCCTTCCAAGGGATAGCCCGTCAAATTGAGACGGGCTTTTTAATTCCAATCGGAGAAAAGCTTCTTCCGATGGCTACAAGTTTTTCAAAGGGTTTGGGATCCTCAATACCAACTATCCAGAAATTATTTAAATCTGCTGCAGCCAGTGTTGGAGGATTCCTTTCAAGTTTCGGTAATGTTGCTGGAAAGGTAACCTCTGTTATTCCTGTGAAAGAGATAAAAAATGCTTTCAAATATGTAACAGGCGGATTCGATGAAACAAAGCAGCAAATGGCCAAGTTTGGTGATTCATTAGAGGGAACTCTGGGCCCTAAGACAATGAAAATCGTATGGATATTCAACCGAGTAAAGGCAGCGGCTGGCTCAATAAAAGATGGCCTATTAGATGCTTATAAACAAGCTGTACCTATCGTTTCTTCAATGGGAGAAATCTTCAAGACTGGCCTCTCTATAATCAAGCCAATCCTTAGCCAAATTGGATCATTTGCATTGAATATTTTTGGACAACTCTCATCTTTCTGGAAGGAAAATGGTCCGCAAGTGATGGAGGCAGTCCGGAATTTATTCGCCGGCATAAACAAAATAATTCAATTTTTGGCTCCAGTGGTCTTGTTCATCCTAAACACAGTTTGGGGTAACGTTAAGGGTGTCATCCAAGGTGCATTATCGATAATTATGGGGCTTATTAAGATTTTCGCTGGTCTTTTTACAGGTGACTTCAAAAAAATGTGGGAAGGCGTTAAACAGTTATTTATCGGTGCCGTCCAGTTTGTTTGGAACCTTGTAAATCTGATTTTCATTGGGAAAATACTCGGAGGAATTAAAGCACTTGCAACAGGAGCAGTTGGCCGTGTTGGATCAATGTGGGGGAAAATAACTGAATTTTTCTCAGGCGGAGCCCAAAAAGTGTGGGGTAATGTGGTGGGATTGGTTCCGAAAATGATAAACGGGTTCACAACCATAAAAAATAGAATAGTTACCCTTGTTCAAAGTATGTGGCAAGCTATCCGTTCCAGGTACGATAATATCGTCCAAGGAGCCACATCTCTCCCAGGAAAAATAGGAGCAGGAATAAGATCCATGGCAGGCTTAGCTCTAAGGGGAATTACTTCATTAGGAAATACCATGCTTTCAGGTCTTGGTAAAATCGTAAACGGAGTCATAAAAGGGCTTAATTGGGTTACCTCTTCGGTTGGGATCACCACGAAAATAGACGAATGGGCAGTTCCTCAGTATGCAAGAGGGACAAATGGGCATCCAGGAGGACTGGCGATTCTTGGAGACGGCGGGGGACCTGAGCTCTTTCGAACACCGGCTGGACAAATGGGCTTGAGCCCAGGAAAAGATACTTTGATGAATTTACCTAAAGGAACACAAGTTATCCCTGCTAAAGAGACTGCTCAATTTCTCAATATGATGGGTATACCAGCATACAAAGATGGAACCGGCGGGACTCTTTCTAACATGTGGAATAAAGGGAAAGAGTGGGTTTCAGGAGGAATCAGCAAAGTAAAAGATGCAGCGTTGGATGTTTTCAGCTATATATCGGAGCCTTCCAAACTCTTAAGCAAAGTTTTAAAAAACTTTGGAGTAAAGTTGCCGGCCATTTCGGGAGTATTCTTGGATGTAGCAAAAGGCGGGTTTAACTTCATAAAGGATAAGGCGGCAACCTTCTTAGAGAATAAGCTAAGCGGTCTTAGTGGTTTCTCTGGAACCACTGCTGCTCCCTCACAGGTGAGAAGCTGGGTTATACAGGCATTAAATTTAACAAACACTTCCTTATCCTGGCTCCCTGCTATGTTGGTAAAGGCACAAAAGGAATCAGGTTATAACCCAAGGGCAATTAACCTTTGGGATATAAATGCTAAAAGGGGCACGCCTTCTAAGGGGCTTTTCCAAACCATTGATCCGACTTTTAATGCATATAAAATGAATGGCATGAACGACATTTATAATCCGATTCATAATGCAGTCGCTGCTATCAGGTACATTAAAAGCAGGTACGGTACAGTGTTTAATACGCCAGGCATTAGGAGCATGGCAAGGGGTGGAGGATACAAAGGCTATTATAAAGGCGGAAATGTACCAAACACTCAATGGGCTTGGGTAGGAGAACGAGGACCGGAGCTTATGAGAATCCCAGGCGGAAGCAAAGTTTTCAATCATGATGAAAGCAAGGGATTGCTATCAGGAATTGTTGATTTTGCTAATGGGAAAAAGAATGCTGTTACTCAAGAAGAAAAGACAAACGTCACAATTCATTTTAATCCTACTGTTCATGTTAATGGCAATGCTGATGAAGAATCCATTTTTTCAGCTTTAACGGCATTTTATCCGGAATTAAAAAGAATGGTCGCGCAAGTTATAAAAGATCAAAAAGCAGATAGAAAGCGCCTTGACTTTGTTGACGAATAGGAGGGGAAATAGTGAAGACCTATACGACAAAATCCGGTGATATGTACGATAAAATTGCATTGGAGCAGTTAGGGAATGAATATCTTTTCCCCCTCCTCCTTAGAGCAAACCCAAAACATCGAAATACAATCCGTTTTTCAGCCGGGCTTGTGTTAAATATTCCAGAGATTAAACAAGATGATTATCCCAATCTTCCAGACTGGATGGCAGATGATCCAGTAGAAAATAACGAGTCTGATAACGAAATTATAGTGCTGGACGGGATAGACGCATGAGCGGGAGAAGAATTGGTTTAGATATTTTGTATAATAATCAAGATATCACTGCAGATATTGACGGGTTTGTATCAACCGTTAGTTTTTCAGATAATCTTTCTGGAGCAGCGGATGATATTTCTATAGCTCTTGCAGATCGTGAAAGAAAATGGATGAATGCGTGGATACCTAAAATGGGAGCTTCAATTGAAGCTTCTATTCTTATTTCTGAAGGTTGGGATTCAGATAAACAGGCAAAAAGAAAACTAGGATACTTTGAAATTGATGACCTTGGCATTGACGGTCCGCCATTAAAAGTAGATGTAAAAGGTATATCTATTCCAGAGTCATCATCTCTGCGAGGAACAAAGAAAACAAAGGCATGGGAAAATACAAATCTTAAAAAGATCGCCTCAGATATCGCAACGGCAAATGGTTTGAGGTTGTATTTTTCTGTACAGGATAACCCTTCTTATGATCGGGTGGACCAGGAATGGCAGTCAGATGTAGTATTTTTAACTAAGATTTGTGCTGATAACGGATTCTCGGTCAAGGTTGCAAATAAGTCCATCACTATTTTGGATGACAACATTCTAGAAAGCAAACAGGAAATAGACACAATTTCAAGAACAGACAAAAGCCTTAAAAGGTTTAATGGAAGATTTAAGCAGACTGATATATATAAATCATGTAGGGTGGCATACACTGATACTAAAAAGAAAAAGACTTTTACAGTAGTGTTTACTCCTAAAAAACCGCCAGCTACCGGACGAATTTTGGAAGTAAATGAGGAAGTCACATCAGAAGCTGCAGCAATGAAATTAGCTAAAAAAAAGCTAAGAGAAGCAAATAAAGAAGCAATGACATTCAGCATCGTAATGTCTGGTTTTAAAAATTATTACGCTGGCCAAACATTAAAAATTAATGGATTTGGTTCTTTTGATGGGAAATACCTAATCACTAATTTTTCCGGAAGCATTGGTAGCGGATCCGAAACGTCTTTAGAATTGCGCAAGTGTCTGGAGGGATATTAATGGATCCATTAATCACTGGAAGAGTGTCTGCGGTGTATCCAGAAAGGCGCACAGCAAAAGTAGTCAGGGATGATAGGGGCACGGTTACGGGAGAGCTTTCGATTTTAGACCGAGGAGATAACTGGCTTCCCGTTGTAGGAGAGTATGTAGTGGCATTGCGCGTGCCCCGTTCTTCATCGGGCTACATACTAGGCCGGGATAGGAGTGTTTCTCAATGAGTCTTGCAAGCTTTGCTGGAACAGTATTTGAAGTTTCCAATAAAAAAGTCCTCACATTTAATGATCTATCTAGGAGTGGGAGTTCTAGATGGGCAGTGCATGATATAAACCTTCAGAAGCCTATGCCTGAGTTTTTGGGTCCTGGTCAGGAAAGTCTATCCTTAAAAATTTTGCTGAAAGCGTCATTGGGAATGAATCCAGTTTTTGAAGTGGAAAAGCTAAGAAACTTCAGGGATGCTGGGAGGACGTCACCCTTCATTTTAGGCAGTAAGCCCATATCAAGAGGGCATTGGTACATTGAAGATATTAGTGAGACTTATAGACAAGTAGATAATAAAGGCTGGGTCCTGTCCATTGATGCAACATTATCAATTAAAGAATACCCTATCATTCCTTTAGCAAAGGAAAAACCTGCAGCAAAAGGAAAAACTCAAGCAAGCTCCTCTAAGCCTGTATCCACTGCAAAACATATCGGTATTGTAACCATTAAAGCGGGTATGCTTAACTGCAGGTCTTCCCCTTCATTAAAAGGAAAAATTGTAAAAGTGCTTAGAAAAAATCAAACTTATCGAGTCTACGGAACAAAAAAAACGGATATTACCTGGTACTCAGTAGGAGGCGGCCTATACATTTCAGCCAACACTAAATATGTATCTTTTCGAAAGGCGTGAGGCGAATAAATGGTCGAGATTACATCAGACATACAAAAGATTGACTATGGCGCATCTGGGAATGCTGCAGTTATTCAAAATGCAAAGTTCTTACTCTCCTCACTGATTGATACATGCCCTTTGGACAGACAATTTGGACTTAATCCTCCACTAGATGATCCTGGCCAAATCGCAAGCATGCAGCTGGCTCCTGAAATATTAGCAAAATTTCAGGAGTATATCCCAGAGTTAAACATACTTGATATATCCATTTCTCAGGACAATGGAAAACTGAAAGCAGTGATAAAGGTGGAATTGAAAGATGACTAGATTTAATCTGCCTGAAATAGATTTTGTGGATGTGGATGCATCTACATTTGAGAATATTGGTGTCTCCAAGTTTGAGGAACTGATGGGAGTAACATTGAGCGAATCGGATCCCAGGAGGAAGCTATTTCAATCAATAGCCTTTCTTTTAACAGTGAGCGCCAATAATACTGACTATACAGGGAAGCAGCTGCTTCTTTCTTACGCAAACGACAATTATTTAGACCACTATGGGGCTGGAAAAAATGTGTTTAGATTAGAACCCATTCCAGCAAAAACAATAATCAGATACGAGGTTAATAACCCTAGTCCTTTTTCCATCCCTGCAGGTAATCGATTATCTGTTAATGACATTGTTTTTTATACAGTTGAAGAAAAAGAAGTACCTATTGGCACACAATACATTGATATCAAAGCCGAATGTGAGGAGCCTGGTTCATTAGGAAATGGATTTTTGCCTGGTCAGATTGAAAATATTGTAGATCCCTTACCTTGGGTTACAAAGGCATATAACATCACAGAATCATCAGGCGGTAGCGATAGAGAAACAGACGATGCGTTTGCAGAAAGAATTCGGAATGCGAATGAGGGATATTCTACTACCGGTCCGGATTTAGCCTATCAATATCATGCTAGATCAGCAAACCAGCGAATAATTGATGTTGAAGTGTTGTCCCCGGCTCCAAGCGAAATTGAAATTGTTGTTTTAATGGCTGGAGGAGAGATTCCTTCGCAAGCAGAATTGGATGAGGTGTTAAACGCTTGTTCGCCAAGGGATGTCCGCCCTCTTACGGATAAAGTAACAGTTGTTGCCCCAGCAGCTTATATATATGATTTGACCGTTGAATATTATCTCCCACAATCAAGTATAGACCAGAAAGACACCATTCAGGCGAATGTAGAAGATGCCCTGGCAGACTATACTCTGTGGCAAAAATCAAAGCTTGGAAGAGGAATAGATCCTAGTGAATTGTATGCCCGTCTGCAAGCAGCTGGGGCTAAAAGAATATCTGTAACTCCTAATCAATACATTGAGCTCACACGAAAACAATTTGCTAAAGAAGGGATTGTCACTTTGACCTTTGGAGGGTTTATCAATGATTAATCTTGATAACTTTTCAATGAAGCAGATTCTCCCTCAATCGTTGCAGGGAAGTGATGAAGATAAAGCAATTGCTGAATCTATAACAGCAATGTTGAGGGAACTATTCAGGCTGAATGAATCGTTAGATTTCTCTGATTCTATCCCTGAGCATCTATTGGATATGATTGCTTATGAAGAACATGTTGACTTCTATGACTCTTCACTAAGTATTGAGCAGAAAAGGGAACTTATTAGGCGGTCATACTTTTTCCATCGAAAAAAAGGCACGCCATCAGCAGTAGAGGAGCTTATTCAACTCTTATTTGGTGAAGGTGTAGTCCAGGAATGGTTTGAATATGACGGAATGCCTGGATACTTTAAAGTCGTAACAACCAATACTGCTGTTACAGAGGAATTAGCCGATCAATTCGTCCGTGCGCTCGATTCCGTTAAACGAAAGAGTGCATGGCTTGAAAAAGTAGAAATCAGCCAAACAGAAAGCATGAATATATATTTTGGTGGCGTTATCCATACGGGTGACACAATCACATTAGAGCAGGTGATGTAATGGGCGTTTTTGGCGGTTTAATCATGACAAACAGGGGCCGAAATCTCCAAGTTAAGGCCCAAACAGGAGTGAAATTAACATTCACACGGATGGCCATTGGTGATGGATCCCTTGGAAGCAGTTCGATATTGGAACTCAATGCCTTAAAGAATGAGAGGAAGTCCCTAAATCTAACAAAATTAAAACCTTCAACCGGGGGAATGGCTCTAATTGGTGCAGTGTTATCCAATCAGGACATTACAGCCGGTTTTTATTTTAGAGAAGTTGGAATATTTGCCAATGATCCTGATGTTGGTGAAATCTTGTATTGCTATGGAAATGCAGGAAGCACTGCAGACTATATTCCAGCAGGCGGGGGTTCTGACTTAATCGAAAAAACTATTAATATTAATGTCATTGTTGGCAATGCAGCTAATGTGTCTGCAACGATTGACCAATCATTAGTATTTGAAACTCCACAAGGTGCCCAGGAAAAGGCAAATACAGCAGAAACGAATGCAAAAATTTACACAGATAACCAAATTGCAAGCATTGACCTCAGCCCCTTGGCCACAAAAGAAGAATTAGCAATAGAATCACAAGCTCGAGTTGCGCATCAGGCTGATAATGTAAAGCATATTACTGCCGAAGAAAGAACAGCTTGGAACGCAAAAGAAACTACAGATGGGGCAAGGAAAAAGATTGAGCAAACTTCCTTCTCAACTGTTAAAAGTAATAAGGATGCAGAAGGCATTTACACGACTGTTGAACAAAGAAGGAAAACTGATGGAACCCTTGCTGTTAAAGCTGTACTGAGCGGTGGAACTAGCCCTCAATACACGACAAGAACTATCACCTATTATGCATTGGACGGTATAACAGTAGAAAAAACAGAAACCTTCGCCATTTCCTATGATACTGATGGTGCATATGTAAGTGAGGTGTAAGTATGATTAATATCCAAGAACATGGTGGCATTTTTGGTGGGGTTAGTCAAAAAAGAGAGCTTTTTACTCTCGATTTCCCTGTCTATCCTGAGCAGACAAGTAATTATTTTTTAACCATTACCAAGGATAGATTTGCTGTAAGGGGTGGTGCAGATAGTAAAACGTATGTTTATGATAGGAAAACTAGGAATCTAATTAATTCGTTTTATCCACTGAATAACAGTTCTTTTTATCAGGATGGAAAAGCGCTAATACTAGGAGATTGGATGATTGGTGCTTGTAGGACTTCCTCCGGGAATGAACGATTTTTTAAGCAAAGCATCACATCACCTACAACCTTTAGTGAAATTCCAGTAGCAGTGGCATATTCTCCGGCAGGATTTTATTATGCGAAAGATGGCTCGTATGGTTATCTGTGTGAATATAACAGATTGAAAAAATTCAGCAATACTGGAGTTTTATTGTGGGAAGCTACAACAAATAGCGGTGGTGGATTTCATACAATATTATTCGAGAGAAACGGTATTGTTTATGTAGGAAAGAACACCAGTGGCAAAATAACTCCTGTCAATATTACAACGGGGGCTGTATATGCAGATATCTACGGAACAAATAGCAGTACTGATGCAATATTCAGTGCTGTTTCTATAAATGATAAATTAATAGCAACTGGAAGTGCAGGTACAACTCAATTAAATACTTTGAGTGCTGATGGGAAGACTAGCACTTTTGTTAAAAGTATCAGTACTACTACTAGTGTTATTTTGAACAAGAAAGGGATACTCATTGGTGATTCCTCGATTCCCTCAGTAGTCAAAACACATTTGTATGATGAAAACTTAAATATTATCAAAAGATCAGTTTCCTCAGTTGTATTATCTGGTCAGATTTTTAAAATAACAGATGACACAGTGTGTGTAGGTTCGTTTAGAGTGAGTGGAGCTGGTACTGACACTGCAACGTGGGCTGTAGCAAATATTAATTAAAGATTGGGGGTTGTTGTGATGGATTATGTGTTATTCACTGACGAACAGGTGGGAGATATTAAAAATGTTGTGAGTCAAGCAAATATAAGTTTTGTATCTGAAGAGGAAGTCAATAAAGGTTACGTTTTTTCGGACAAAGATATTCCTCAAATAGAATTCTATGTAGGGAAAGTTGCGAAATTAAAATTAAATATTGTTACTCATAAGCTGTTTTACGAGTATGAAGATAGGGTTTTATCTCCAGAGGAACAACAGATTCGCCAAATTGAACAGGATCTAGGAAATGTGTTATTCGAGAGCGCAGCTGATAAAGCAAGGATTGCCGAATTAGAAACGGCTCAAGGTGATCTTCTTATGGAGATTGCAACGCTAAAAATGGGAGGTAGTTTATAATGTGGTATTCAACAATTAAACGATATTATGATAACGGCCATCCATCTTACAATGATGAAAGCCTTAAAACTTTCGTTAAAGCAAGCATGATTACGTCAGATCAATATACTGAAATTACTGGAGTACCTTACGCAGCTTAATGAAGTTCAGGAAGATTATATGCCGGAAAGGAAGAAGGGGAATTAATAATCTGTGTCGTATTTACACATTGAGGTGGTAAATATGAATTACAGGTATTTTCCTGATGATCAAAAAGTTTTGGATGCTTTGTTAAAGGTGTTTTCTAAACAAATTGAATATCGAGCAGACAAAATAAAGGACAATATTGCCGATTTTGAAGGAATCATAATTGATGCAATGGCTATTCTTAGAATTTTAGATCCAACCGGGGCAAGAAATTATAGTAGGGCAAAGGAAAGGGTTAAGATAATTAAAAAGAAGTGGCCTAATATTCCTGATGCTCCTAATCTATTAAGGATTATAAGAAATAAGTTTGAACACTTTGAGGAGTATTATGATGAATGGTTCTCAACTGCACAAGGCCCTCACGTATCTGATATAGATTCAACTTTTTTAATGCTTTACAGAGTAGATCACTACGACAAAAAAATATATTACATGGAGCATGAATTAAGTATCATTGATGTAAAACGATGGGTTCAGGGTGTTAACCAAATTATCAATAAAAAGTAA